ATCCCCTAACTGTACGACCATAAGTCCGATTGCTCGGATTACGATTAAAACTTTTTACCCCACCTTGCACACGATACTCTAAATTTGGCGAGCGTTCACCCCTTTTCAAGGATTCCGTAGTTACCCTTGGTTGATCTGCTTTCGGTGCGACATTCTGTGCCATTAGCCTACCTGAGGTTCCTTTTTACTGTGCTTTTCTTTAGGAGCTGGTTGCGGTTGACCGCCACCCGCTGCTTCCCTTTGCTTCAATTTATCTTTCAATAATTGTTTCATTGGTGGTTCAACTAAGTCAAGCAGAGATTCTTTATCAATAGCTTGCGCTTTAAATAAATTAAATGCAAGTTGTTTTAAATCTTCTGTAAAGATCGGACTGTTAGAGTGAGCGTCTACCTTCACCACATAATCTTTAGTAAATTGCTCGGCAATAAATTTGACACCCTCGCTATCTTTAAAGTGGGTATCGTTATAGGCTTGCATGAGCTTGAGATACAAGGTTGCGACCTTTTCTAAGCTGTCTTCTACAATCAAAGCCCGTTTTTTAGCTCTGGAGCTGCCAAGACGAGCTAATTGGCTGGCATGACCTTGACTACGCACACCGCTCTCGCCCTTGCCCGATAACACATTGCTAATACCTGATACTTCTGCAAACATGGCATCTAGCTGGTGGATTACCTCAAAAATATCGGCTGGCATTTGAGGTGCCAATTTTTCCACCTTGCCGTTTGGCATATCACTGGCAATAAAAGATCCAGCACGCTGCATCGCAAAGTATTTTTCTTCGGTGATTCCGCTAAATCCGCTAAATGCTGTAGGAGGACTAACTTGCTTGTTTAGCAGATCTTTAATTTGCTGGAATCGCAGCGTATATTCGTCTTGCAACAAAAGCAATTTTTGTGCTTCGGATGCACCCCAGTAATAGTCATACAAAGGGTTTGGACAAATCTGGATAAAAGGATTTTCGCCTTTTAGGAACAAACTAGCTCCTGGGCGATCATAAATAACCACTAATGGGTTAGCAATCGTGACGCATTGATAATCGGCTGTTTCATCATTCCATACCCACAGCTCTTGCATTTCAATCACATCTTCTGCAACCCTAGATTTATAACGGTTCATACCGTATAGATCCATGTTCACATTACCGTACATTTCAGGAGAAGCCTGAGATAACACAATACGGTTGACCGCTTCGGGAATCGCTGATTCTTGTTCTGGGTAAGCGGTACTTACACGAGAAACAATGTCTTCTCGCCTTGGATGGGAATACAGACGGGCGTAAAGCTCCGACTTGGTAATGTAGTAAGTATGGACAATGGCTTCTTGCCTGTCTGTATAAGGGATGTCCTCACGCAAAACCCCAATCGAAGCGGGTTCAACCATGTAGGGGGTGATTCCGTTATTGACCACTAACTTGACAAAAGCGCTGTTGTAAACCAGCGCCCAAGTTAGGGCAGCAGAAAACACCTGATCTGCATTGGAGTTAAGCCACTCATCATTGAGAGCTTGGGTAAGGGTAGGTGCCTTGCGATGTTCTAAGAGGGGAACAGAAGCACCTAATGAAATGGAAAAACGGGTAGTTTCAGCCGAGTATAAAAAGCTCGTGAGCTGATCCATGTGTGGATTGATCTTGTTGAACAACGCTGGCGGTTGCTCTGGACCAGATCCAAATAAGTAATACGCTTTTAATGTTGAATAATCCCCACGCCTTTCTTCTTTGGACACCAAACACTTTTGCATGATGTCCAGATAGAAGTCTTCTCTTTCAGCGCTATTTTTTGGGATTATCATGTTTTAATCTTTAGATTATCTGGATCTCTTAAAGTGGAAGAAGGATCAATCCTAGGTCCTGAGTTTATACCAGCCTGTGCTGGTGTCAAGCCTACCGATTCACCATTAACCGATTGTATTGCACGACCAGCGAGCAAGGCTTGCATATTTAATCCTTGGAAACCACCACCCCAGATTGCTGCGTCACCAGCACGGGCTTCTTTTGGCGCTTCTGGTTGCGGGGGTTTTTGGATTTTGTCTTTGTTACCACGCTTGCGGGTGGCGTATTTTTCGGCTTGTTCGTAATCTTTTTCTTTGAATTTGTTTTTTCGGGTGAGGTATCCGCTTTGATTTTCGCCTTCACGGGTGGTTTTAATGTCTGACATATCGAACTCAATGGCGAGTTGCTTGGTAGATTTGTCGGTAAAGCGGGTTTTTTCCGAAAGCATTGCTGGAGCTTGGAGAAAAACAATAAAAACTTCTTCATTGCAGCCTTTCATTGGGCATTGTGCCTTACGGCTTTCAAAATATCCGTGCTTTGGACATTTATAATCATTAACCACAGCCATATTTATCCCCTTTTTAACTGTTCGTCAAGTGTTAATTTTGAGTAATCATAGCGATTCTCAATCCCTATTTTGAGCTTGATTTGCCCATTTACAAGTTGCAAACTGTTCTTTTTTTCTAAAACAGGCTTGGCATCCTTGCGATATTGCACAAAACGGGTTTGATCACGGTTTTGCATAATGGAAACTTCCCCATTTTTCCATTCCGTATAGGCTTTAGATACCCGTCTTTGCACATATTCGGTCAATGGTTCGGTTTCATAGACAAAAACCGACTTGATAATAGATGCCGATAGACCAGCTAGCTGTGCAAACAACTCAATGGAGATCCCTCTTTGCGAATCCCGTAAAAAGCGTTTTATAATTTTGCGCAGCTCGGCTTTAGGAATAGAGCGCTTAGCTTTGTCCATATACCCCAATCCGCTTTAAATAATCGCTCACATTTCTTCCGACTGTAAGTTGCTCTGGCGTGAAGTCATCCTGAACCCTAGAAACTGTGCGGGTAATCTTCTGCGCAATAAGCCTGGGCTGCACCTGTTCGGCAAAGGCTGCGCAAGCTAGGGCAGTGGCAATCACCCTGTCATCTTTGTTGCGCCCAGACGCTTCAATAGAACCCCCATCACGGATCATGGTCTTCATTTCCTCAATGGTGTCCATATCAAAGATGTCCATCATTCCCCGCTCAAAGTAGTCTTTCATGTAGGTGAGCATCCGCTCTTTAGTAGCCGAGGTGGTCATCCAACCAATTGAGTTGGAAACCCCGCCTAGCGTGTCATTTCTGCGCCAAATGTAGTTTTGCATATTGCCATATACATCCAAAAGGTCTTTTCCTAAGGCGCTGCCCATCGAAGCAGCTTGACGCTTGAGATTGCGCAACTCGTTAATAACCGCTTGCCCTGGACCATTGATTTCCAGGTTTAAGGTAGAGTTTTTGTAGGCACCCGCTAAGTGGGCAATTACCCAAGCAAACTGATAGGTGTTCATCTCGCTGGTAGCAAAGGTTGCCACTTGCTCTAAACCATCGGCATATACACGAAAGACCTGAATACAGAACCGATCAGCCCAATCGCTAGAACCATAAGCTGGATCAGCACCGATAACATAATAAGCAGTGTCAACGGGTTCTTCCCAGACTTTAAGAGTAGCCAGTTTTTCAGTAGATTTAAGCACTTCCGTATCATGGAAGTTAACGCCAAAGCTGTAACGGTAATAATCGCAGCTAATCTTTTTAAGTAATTTGACGGCATCAGTACACCTTGCATTAGAGAAAAACGAGGTTCCCGTCATCACAAAAGCGTAGTCCTCAGTAGGCGGAAACTCTTGATACATCAGGCTATCATCTTTAATGCCTTCATACAACTTCCAGCGCCACCACGCTATTTGGCGAGAATTGATTTCTACGCCATACAGTTTTTTAATATCTCGCACCCATTCTTTTTCTTCGCCTGAGAGCTTGCCATCCCAATAGACCTTATAGGTTTGACCGTTAGGATCTAGGGAATACAGTTCATTACGCCACCAACCACAGAAAATGGCACGCTGGGTTCTAGCCCGTTTAGCGGTGACATACATATCGTGAAACATATTAAAACCACGAGCAGTAGATTCAAAGGTATAAAGCCTGTCAGGGTTAGTTTCCGCTAACGAAGCCAATAAGGAAGCTAGTCCTTCCTCATCTCCCCAAGAGCTTGTTTCGGTACCATGGAGGTAGGTAATAGCCTTGCCACGACCAAGACTTCCTTTAGCTCTAAGTCCAGCGACTTGATAAAACAAACGAGAGCGGTTCTTGAGGGAAAGCTGATTCCGATTGTGGGCAAGGAGCGGGATCTTATACTCCTTGGGTAAGCCATCCATATACATGGCAAGGGTTGATCGGAACATATCCCTGTTTTCTTCCGTATCTGTTGTAAGCGTTCCCTGAAGCCCTGGGTGTGTGAAGTGCCAATAGAGATCGAGTGCGAGTGAAATAGTGGTGATGCCAAGTTGTCTTCCCTTCAAAATAACAAAAAAATGCACATCTTCTTCTAAACCTTTAGCAATCTCATCCATCACATAGGTCTGCGTACCCAGTAGATTGTCCATCTTGCGTAAGCCTTGCTCCTTGGTTTCAATCTTGAGCTGCTTACAAAAGTTGTAAAACTGCTTTAAGTTAAATTGATTCATGTAATAATCCAGGGCAGATTGCCATTAAAACGCTTGAGAATTTCTTGGTTACCTATCTCAAAAAAGTTTTTTTGCACCCCACAATGCCCACCCAATCTAAAATTAAAAGTGTGTTTGTAAGTGCTTACAAACTTAGGAAAGAGTTGTTTAGCAGTAGCATAGAACATACGGTCTACTTGTGGGCTAGGGTTGTTTAAAACAATACTAATCTGTTTTAAAAGATCTGTTCGCATACCCCACATACACCAATCAACAAAGCGGTGACCAGGCACATTCCAGACATCGGCAGCTTCTCCCAGCGCTTCGCAATTATCGTCACAAACAAAATTGCCTTTCTCATCATATATCTTACGAAAAGAGTGCGCCCAGTCATACCCTTCTTCGATCTTCTCCATAATGGTTTGGACATGATTTTCCTCGTACCAGTCATCATCGTTGCAAAAAAAGGTGACATCTTCCGTAATCAAATGCGGAGCTGCGGATAGCCAGCGTTGCCCAGCCCAGCCATTGCCACCAATCTTGGCATCCCAGTAGCACAGTAAAACATCGGGGTATAAGCGTTTTAGCTCAGCAAACTTATTAAAGTCTTGGTCACACAACAAGTAGTGCGTTACAGGGTAGGTCTGAGCCTTAATACTGGCTATGCAGTTAGAAAGCTCCCAAGGGCGTTTGCCGTTGGTAACAGTCACTACGGCTGCGGTTTTCATGTGTGTTTTGCCATCCGTTTTTGTTCAAAGTTACCCAGATCCCAGTAAGCCACCTTTAACCTAGCATCGTGGTTACGGGCAAGGTGAATCAAACCCACATAAGTCATTGGGCTGTACTTGTCTTTCCACTGTGCTGCCAGTTTAATCTTTTGCTTTTTGGTCTTGCAGCTAATGGCTTTTAACATCTCGGTCTTGTAGATCAGACGCTCTTGATAGAGTTTTTCAATGTCTGGCATCACCATCGTCTGGACCATCCAATAGATTGCGTAGGTAAGCGATCTCTGCTTCGGCTTTCATCAATAGCTCTGAGGATTTGGCGTGTACCCGCATAAGCTCGTGAAACACTTGCTCTTTGTCTAATCTCCAGATTCTTTCCATGTACATCTTCTTGGCATCATCAGAAGCCTTCTCAATGTACTGCTCCACTGTCATGCTGCCGTTTACGCTGTTCTCCATACCCGCACACCATTCCCTTCTCGCCTAGCGATGAATTTTTTGTCTAACAACTTGTTTGCTCGGTAATTGCAATTGCATACCCGCTGAATATCAGAATCAGGTACAAAAAAGCTCTCACCTACATCCATGACCTCATAGGGATA